TCAAGAGTTTATGCAGAACTATCAAGACAACTAGTTAATAACTTATTCGGAGAGACTCCATCAGATTCAGGAACAATTACCTTAGAAGGTAATACTATAGAATATACAAGTGATGGCGTTACATTAACACTTAAAATAACGGAAGCAGATGGAACAGTTACTGAAATTACGATTCCTATTGGTACTTTTTTGTTCTAGTTGCTCAATATTCAACCAATACGAAGATACATACGAACAAAGATTTAAATCAAAAGATGTTGTAAAGATATCTGAATTACAATCCAAAGAACTTGCAAATGTAATTAAACCTATCATTAAACCTGTGGTAGCTGTTTATCCTACTGCATTTACAGACCAAACAGGACAAAGAAAAAGCAATAGTGAATTTGCTTTATTTTCTACAGCCATAACACAGCAACCTAGCTCTTTATTAATAAGAGCATTAAAACATGCCAGTAATGGAGATTTTTTTGTAGTTGTTGAAAGAGTTGGTTTAGATAATCTTACAAAAGAAAGACAACTAATAAGGTCTGCAAGAGAACAAGTTGCAAAAGATGATGAACAGAAAAAAGCTTTAAGACCATTATTGTTTGCAGGAGTTTTAATCGAAGGTGCTGTAATTGCCTATGAAAGTAATCTAGCTACAGGCGGTATAGGAGCTAGATACTTAGGTATTGGCTCTAGTATTCAATATAGAGAAGATAGCGTTACAGTAACTTTACGCATGGTTTCAGTAGCCACAGGAGAAATACTGATTGAAGTAATGACTGAAAAAACTATATTTAGTTATGGTAAATCAGAAGATGTATTTCGATTTATAGAAATGGGTACAGAACTTGTTGAAATTGAATTAGGTAATTCACGCAACGAGTCAACTACATTAGCACTTATGAAATCAATAGAAAGTGCTGTATTAGAATTAATAAATGTCGGTTATGACAGGAGTTTTTGGAAACATGAAAAAATTAAAATTAATAAGCCTGATTGCGATGCTGAGTGTATCGACAATATACGCGGCTGATAACGAAATATATGTAGACCAGTCTGGTACTGGTGCAAATATAGACCTGGAACAATTAGGTATATCCAATATTATAGGTGGATTATCTTCATCAGCAGGTAGTTTAACTGCTCTTGATTTAGATGGTAATACTATGACATTAGATATTAATATGATTGGTGCTACTAATAAATTCTTAGGTGATATATGGGCAGACAATTTTACTGGATTTTATGAATTTACTGGAGGCACTAATACTTTTACAGTACAAGTAGACCCTACTAATACTTATAGTTCAGATGGTTCTGACCAAAATGTAGCAGTTACAGGCAGTAGTAATACATTTACTTTAAATCAAGGTACTTCTGCATTAGCAGAAAATTTAAACTTAGATTGGATAATCCAAGGTTCTAATAATACAGTTACATCAAATATTAATATTGATGGAGCAACAAACTATATGGACATAGATGGTTCAGATAACACAGTTAATTATACTGGTGCAGGTGTTACTGCTTCAGCAGGAGGTTACTTTTGGTTAGACCATACAGGCGGACAAAGAACATTCAATATTCAACAACTGAGTACACTAGACAATGACTGGCTTAAAATCATATCAATTGGTGGCAATGCTAGTTCTACTGTTTGTGTCATTCAAAACGACCAAGGTACAAGCACAAGCTGTTAATATTGGAGATATATCTGAACTTAATGGTTCAGCACAAATAGTAAGAGATGAGCCATTAGATGCTGAATTAAAATTTGCTATACAAAGCAATGATGAGGCTATCACCACGAATGGAAGAATGGCTATTACTTTTTTAGATGATAGTAAAGTAAGCTTGACAGAACATTCACAACTTCTTATAGATGAATATATTTATGACCCTGACCCATCAAAAGCTAAAATGGCTCTTACATTTGGCTTAGGAACAGCAAGATTTATTACTGGCAATCTAAATCGTATAGATAAACAAAACATATCTCTTAAAACACCTACTGCAAATATTGCAATAAGAGGTACTGATTTTACAGCTACTGTAGATGAACTAGGTCGTAGCCTTATAATACTTCTACCAAACACTCTAGGACTGTCTAGTGGAGAAATAGAAGTAGTTACTGCAATGGGTAGTGTTCTATTAAATAAACCCTATCAAGCAACTACAGTAAGTGTATTTGAATCTAAACCAAGTAAGCCAGTCATATTAGATTTAACATTAGACCTTATTGATAACATGCTTATTGTTACACCGCCTAAAGAAGAAATTGTTATACAAGAAGAAATTACATCTAAGCGAGAAAATATATTAGATTTCAATGACTTAGATATAGATTATCTTGCAGAAGATTACTTAGGTGAAGACGAGTTAGAATATACTGAATTAGATATAAATTATTTAGATGTTAATTACTTAGAAGACTTATTAAATGTATTAGATGCCTTAGCAATATCTGATGATGAAGATGCTTTAGCACAAGCAACTAGTACACAAATTTCAGGAACTTTATTAGGTAAAGACCCTGATACACAAATTACAACTTTAATAACAGGTAATGTAATTAGCTTAAGAAGAAGCGTCAATGAATCAGCAAGACTAGATTTAGATGGAAGTAATTCTTATACAGTCATCTTTATACAAGACGGAATATCTAATATAGTAAAAGTAAATGGTGGAAGTGATTCTGTTATAACTATAACTCAGAGTGATTAATGAAGAAACTAATATTCATAATACTTATAATACTTATAATGCCTTTGTTGTATCAATCAACTCCAACAGAGATACTAAAATTAAAAACATTTGATACTTTTGTAAAAAAACAAGAACCTAGTGATAATTTTGTAATACTAAATATTACAGAACAAGATGTAGAAAATGAAGGTGGATATCCTTTACCAAGAAAAAGATTAGGACAAATACATAACGATTTAATTTTAAAAGGTGCTTTAGGAGTTGGATGGGTAATATCTTTTCCACAAGCAGATAGAATGGGAGGAGATGAATATTTTGCTAACTCATTGAAATACGGCAATTCTGTGATTGCTATGTTCGAAGATGGTAAAGGTAACTTTCCAAAAACAACAGGAACAGTTGTCAAAGGCAATAATATTGGTGGTATAGTATCTGAGGGAGTTAAGGAAAACCTGAACACTCTAACAAATAATACATTACAGGGTCTAGCCATTGCTCCCACCGAAGTTGACCAACTTGTAAGAAGAATACCTTTATTAGTAAGAACACCTGAAGGATGGATAGCTTCTTTTGGAACACAAGTATTAAAAGCTTTAACAGGAACAAAATCTTATATTATCACTACAAATGATAATGGTATTCAAGAGATATCAGTTAAAGGAATACCACCAGTCAAAACAGATAGTCTTGGTCGTAAATGGATTAGTTGGATAGATACACCACAAACAAACTTACAAGATATGAATGTTGCAGGTAAATATGTTTTTGTTGGTGTTACTGCTAACGGAGTTATGCCACAAATAGCTACACCTGTTGGTTTATTAGAACCACATAAGATACAAGCAGCATTATCTGAATCTATACTTATACAAGAAAGTCCTTACATACCTGATTGGTCTTTAGCAGCAGAAATATTAATTTTTGTAACTACAGTTACTTTGGCGTGGTTGTTAATAAATATTTTAGGAATAACTACAGGAATACTATTTACCAGTATATTATTTTTTTTGACATCATTTGGTGGATATTATTTAATACAAAAAGGTATTCTTGTTGATGTAACCTGGAGTTTAATTTCACAATTTATAACAGCTTCTATAGCTTTTTACTTAAGATTTAGAGAGCAATATAAATTAAGGCAACAGATAAAAAAACAATTTGAACATTATCTTGACCCAAGACAAGTTAAAGAATTACAAAAGAATCCTGAATTATTAAAACTAGGCGGAGAAAAACGATATGCTACCTTCTTATTTACTGATGTTAGGGGATTCACCTCTATGTCGGAAACTCTCGAACCACACAAAGTAACTTACATTATGAACAAAGCTTTAACTGCACAACAAGCTGCAGTACAAAAGCATGAAGGAATGGTAGACAAATATATAGGTGATGCAATGATGGCTATATTTAATGCACCATTAGACTTAAAAAATCATCCTATGAAAGCATATGAGTGTGCTTTAGATATTATAAAAAATATGTCTGTTTTAAATGTAGAGTTAGAAGCAGAAGGATTGCCTCCTATTGCTATAGGAATAGGTATTAATACAGGAGAAGCTGTAATTGGTAATATGGGTTCAGAATCTAGATTTGATTACACTGCTATAGGTGATGCAGTTAATACTGCAGCAAGATTAGAAAGTGCTACAAAAGAAAGAAATGTTGATTTATTAGTAGGAGCAACAACTGAAAGTTTGTGTGGGTATCATTTAAAAAAATTGCAATCTATTAAAGTAAAAGGCAAAAGTAAAGCATTAGAGATATATACTTATAAGGAGGATATATAATGCAAAATGTATTAATAGGAATAATATTAGTTTTAGGATTAAGCTCTTATTGGCTTTACAAAGAAAATTCAACTCTTAGTGCTAATAATCAATTACTTGAAGGAGCTGTAGTAACTCAAAAAGAAGCTATTAATAATTTACAAAATGATTTTGTTTTACAAACTAACAGCTTGTTACAGCTACAAAGTAAAAATCAAGAAATAGAACAAGAAATGTCAAGATACCTTGACATATTTAAAAGGCATAATTTAACTAAATTAGCAGCAGCTAAACCTGGATTAGTCGAACCTAGAGTAAACAAGGGAACAAAAGATGTATTTAACAGTATTGAAGAAGCAAGTCGTAACATTGACAATCTTGATGATGGTCTCCAGTTGCAGCCTGATTCCAAGTAAACAAATAGAGATTGTATCTAAACCTATAGAAAGAAATATAGTACAACCTGTATTGCCAAGAGAAATAGATTTAAAAGACCCATACTGGTATGTAGTATCAGATAAAAATATTGATGAGTTTCTTGCTAGAGTAGAAAAAGACCAAGGACAATTAGTATTTGTTGCTATGTCTGTGCCTGACTATGAGCTTATGGCATATAATATGCAAGAACTTAAGAGGTATATAAATGAACTTAAAGAGGTTGTTGTTTACTATAAAACAGTTACTACAAATACAGAGGAATAAAAGAATGAATATATCACAAGAAGGTTTATCCCTTATTAAAAAATTTGAAGGTTGTGAGTTAAAGGCTTATAAATGTGCAGCAGGAGTTTGGACAAAAGGTTACGGCTCAACTAAAGGAGTAAAAGAAGGCGATACTCTTACACAAGAAGAAGCAGATGAATTATTGCTGCATGAAATGAAAGAATACGAAGGTTATATAAATGATGCAGTAACAGTTGATTTAGAACAAAATCAATTTGATGCTTTGGTATCATGGGTTTTTAATCTTGGTCCAGCTAATCTTAAAGCTTCAACTATGTTAAAAGTAATAAATGACAATAAATTAACTGAAGTACCAGCTCAGATAAAACGCTGGAATAAAGCTGGAGGAAAAGTATTGCAAGGTTTAATTAGACGCAGAGAAGCCGAAGCTTTATTGTTTGAAGGCAAAGAATGGTATGAGGTGTAGTCAATGCCATTAATGAAATATGTTTTTAAACCAGGTATTAATAAAGAAGGTACTAATTATAGTAACGAAGGTGGCTGGTTTGATGCAGATAAAGTTAGATTTAGAAAAGGCAAACCTGAAAGAATAGGAGGCTGGACTAAATTTAGTGATAATGGATTTATAGGAACAGCTAGAAAATTACATCCATACAGAGCAGCTAGTGGTGATACTTTTATAGGTCTAGGTACAAATCAAAAACTTTATAATTTAAATGGTAATGTTTTTTATGACATTACACCAATAAGAGCTACAACAACTAATGGCATTGTTTTTTCTGCTACTAATGGTTCTAGTTTAATTACAGCAACAGATGATGACCACGGAGCTGTATCAGGAGATTTTGTTACTATTTCAGGTGCAGTAAGTTTAGGTGGTTTAGTAACTGCTGCTGTATTAAATCAAGAATATCAAATAGAAACAGTATCAAGTGCAGACACTTATACATTTTTTGCTAAAGATACTTCGGGTAATACAGTTACCGCTAATGGTTCTGATACAGGAAATGGTGGTTCTGGTGTTGATGGTGTTTATCAAATAAATACAGGACTAGATGTTTATGTAAGAGGTACTGGTTGGGGTGTAAACACATGGGGTGCTGGAACATTTGGTTCAGCAGGTGATTTAACATCAACCAATCAATTAAGATTATGGTCAATAGATAATTTTGGTGACGATATAATTGCAGCTCCAAGAGCAGACCAAATATATTTTTGGGATAAATCAGCAGGAGCAACAAATAGAGCAACTGCATTATCTGCAGAATCAGGTGCTAGCAATGTGCCTACAAAAGTATTGCAAATAATGATGTCTGATGTTGACAAGCATGTAATAGCTTTTGGTTGTAATCCAATAGGTTCTTCTGTACTTGACCCTTTACTAGTAAGATTTTCAGATACAGAAAGTGCAATAGACTGGACTCCAACAGCAACAAACCAAGCTGGCGGTGTTCAGCTATCAACAGGCTCTATAATTATTGGAGCACTTAGAACAAGACAAGAAATACTTATATGGACAGATGCAGGTATTGTTTCTATGCGTTTTGTTGGAGAACCATTCATATTTTCATTTACAGAAGTGGCTGAAGGTCCAAGTTTAATATCTCCTAATGCAGCAGTTAGTGCAAATAATAGAGTATATTTTATGGACAGAGATGGTTTTCATGTTTATTCAGGTTCTACACAAAGATTGCCATGTACAGTATTAGATTATGTTTTATCTGATTTAAACCAAGACCAAGCATTTAAAGTGTTTGCAGCAGCAAATGAAGGTGTAAATGAAATAATGTTTTTTTATCCTTCTGGCACAAATACAGAAATAGACAAATATGTTTTATATAACTACTTAGAAGGTACATGGTCTATAGGTACAACTGCAGACAACTTTGTAAGAACTTCTTGGGATGAAGCATCTGTATATGAAAATCCTTTAGCAGCTAGTAAAAATGATAGCACTAATATTAATTACATCTATAGACATGAAGTTGGACATGGTGATGGTTCAGATAATTTTACAGCTTTTATAGAATCAAGTGACTTTGACTTAAATCCAGATGGAGATAAGTTTACATTTATATCTAAATTAATACCTGATGTAGAATTTAGAGACCAACAATCTACTGCAGATACAGTTACTTTTACTATTAAAGGTAGAGATTATCCATTACAAGACTTATCTACTTTGCAAACAATTAATGTAACTCCACAATCTACTTTTGAAAATACAAGAGCTAGAAGTAGACAAGCAGCAGTAAGAATATCTAGTGATGCTAGTGATTATGGTTGGCGAATAGGTGATATAAGATTAGATATTAGACCAGATGGTAAAAGATAATGGCTGATATTAAAACGATAGCATTACCATTGCCTAATATGGAATATGATTCTAATAACGAAGCATTAACTAGAAGGTCTATTGAAATAGCAATAGAAGATTTAAATGCAAAAGTTGTTACTATACAAAAAATGCAGTCAACAATAACAAGTAAAGCATCTAAACGACATCAATTTTTATTAATGGGAATGAAGCATGGCTGATAATCTAAAAGTATTAGGTCAACTAGACCCAGCAGCAACTACTACAACTGTTCTTTATACTGTTCCTGATATGACACAAACAACTGTTAGTTCTATAGTTGCAGCCAATAGAACAGGTTCTGCAATAACATTTAGACTAAGTGTGCATGTGGCTGGTGCAGGTGCAGATGATAAACAATATATATATTATGATAAATCAGTAGCTGCAAATGATTCCTTAGCAATCGTTTTAGGTATAACATTAAACCAAACAGATGTTATAAAAGTTTATACGAGTGCAGTAGATATGAGTTTTAATATGTTTGGATGCGAAACCAAAGAGGATAGATAATTATGAATATTCAACAACAAACTAAAAATGTAGCAGCACAAGGTCGTTATGGCGATTCTATGCTACTGCATGTTAATCCTGCAGAAGTTAAAGGTTTGGCACAAGCAATGCCTATAACTGTAAATCCAGAAACAGGACAGCCTGAAGCTTTCTTACCTTTCTTAGCACCTCTTGCAGGTTCTTTATTAGGTAGTAGTTTAGCTGGTGGAGCTGCAGCAGGTGCAGTTGGATTAGGTGGATTAAGTTCTCTTGCTATGGGTTCTTTAGGTTCAGCAGTTGCACAATATGCAGTAACAGGAGACCTTAAAAAAGGTTTGTTAGCTGGTTTAACTGGTTATGGAGTAGGCTCTGCATTACAAGGTGCAGGAGCAGCAGCAGGTGCAGCAGATGCAACTACAGCAGCAACTCAAACAGCAACAGATGCAGCAACTCAAGCAGCTATGACAGACCCTAATTTAATTACTTCTGCAGTAAGTAATGTTGGACCAGTAGCACCAACTTTAAATGCAGCAGGTGACTTATCAGTACAGCAAGCTTTAGCAGGAGCACAACCAGGAATAGCACAAGCAGGTCAAACAGCAGCAACAGATTATCTTGCTAATACAGCTAGAACTGGAATAGAAGCTGGTAGAGATGCTTTTGCAGGTAATACTTTTGGACAAGGCGTAGGTAATGT